GGAAGAGACCCACGCGATGCTCGACTCCCCCTCTCCGAGAAATAGCCTTGGCGCGGATGGTTATGACGCGGCGTATCAAGAAGGGAACTGGAGCGTGTTCCTAGCAGGCTTCCCCGGTCCCGCGCAGTTTCTCGCTGAGCACAAGGATCTTCTAAGACCCTTCCTTGAGCCTCTTGGTTACGAGGAGCTTTTGTGGTGGTGATATGTTGATAGAAAGCTGTGTCTGCGGCAGCGGCGAGTTCCAATCCGGGACGAAGCACGAGATACCCGTGATGTCTTGTGTGAAGTGCGGCGTCGATCACCAAGTCGTGGATATGACGTCTGAGGAGTATGAAGGGTGGTACAAAGACAAGTATCTCTCCGGGGTCTACACTCACACCTATGAGCAGGATAGGAGTGTGGCGAAGCTCCGTGCGGGCAGTTACGGCGAGTTGCAGGAGCCCATACTCGACCTTGGCTCAGGGAATGGGGCCTTTGTGGACGAGCTCTTGTATAAGGACTATGACGTTTACGAGCTCGCTTTGCACGCTCCCGAGAATAAGGCTTGCTACAGCGGGAACATCTTTGACGCGAAGTTTCCTTCCGGCTACTTTAGCACAATAACCGCCCACGATGTGATCGAGCACGTCGTGGACTTGAACGGGACTATTGCTGAGTTAGCTAGGATCATCGCTGACGGCGGCAGATTGATTGTTGATTTCCCTGCCTTTTATACACCAAGCGGCGCACATCATTGGAAGCTCATCGAGCACATCTGGATGATGAAGCCTAACATGCTTACGAAGCTCTTCTCGAAAGCGGGCTTCAAGCTGACACAGTCTTGGGAACCCGTCCCCGGAAAGTTCACGCTTGTTTACAAGAAGGTCCCACAAAAACGTACCACCATCCTCGTCCCTCCAGGAGTCGGGGACAGTTTCTGGTGTATAACGAAAATCCAATCGATGGCTGAAGTCGAAGGCTTCGGTATACCTGAAGTGCAAATCGCCAGCACGAGGGGTGACAGAGATAGATCGTTCGACTTTGTCAAGAGGTTCCCTTTCCTGAATTGCACGGGATACTTCGATGCCGGACAGCGCTTCAGTCACAGTCCGATCTGGAGAGAAGCTTATCACGAGGACGGGGATGGAGTGTTCGAGAACGTATTGGGGTTCGACTGGTTTTTATCAACCAACGGTCCCTTCAGGTTCAACAAGACTCTCAACGAGATTATGCCGCGGTATGAGACCGACTGGTATCCTCCAATGTTTGTCTCCGCGGAGGAGCGACACTTCGCGCAAGGTTGGCAGTCCGAAGGGCCTTATGTTGTGGTGTTCATAACCAGCGTGGGGCCTTATAGAAATTGGATCAGAGAATACTCTGTCAGCAACATCGCTTCCGATCTGAAGAAGCTGCGCGCAGAGGGGCTAAGGGTTGTATTGACAGGCGCTCACTGGGACGTTCAGGACCCCGCCTATGTTGCGCTTTGGGACCTGTGCAAGCCCTTCGCTCTCAACATGATCGGTAAGACCTCAATGGCACAGTTTCTCGGTCTGCTTCGAGGAGCCACTGGGACCTATGGCTTTTGTGGTGGAAATACAATCTTCTCGACAGTATTGAGGAAGCCTACTATAATCTTGTGGAATGATTATTACAACGGGAGGTTCCACACAGCTTCGTGTCCACCTGACAGTCTTGGAAAATGGTACATGCCAGTTAATACAAAAGAGGCCGCGGACAGGAAACCTGCTAACATGCTGTTAAAATTGATCAGAGAGAACAATGGATAGACCCATTCTCATAACAGGCTGCGCTAGGTCCGGGACGTCTCTCGTAGCCGGTGTTGTGCATCTCTGTGGCGCCTTCGGGGGCGACATGTCGGGGCCTACTCGATACAACCCGAAGGGGATGTTCGAGAATTCTTTCATCAGGGATAGGATAATGAAGCCCTATCTGAAGGGAATTAGCGCTGATCCTATGGGGCAGAAGCCTCTTCCCGAATTTAAGAATATTGTGCCGTTCACAGTCTTGGGCGACGTAGTGACCTCCACAATGCAGCGTCAGGGATACAAAAGAGGTCCTTGGTTCTACAAGGGCGCGAAGATATGTCTTGTCTGGACTGAGTGGGACAGGGCCTTTCCCGATGCGCTTTGGGTCATCGTGCGTAGAGATACTGAGGAGATCGTTAGCTCCTGTATGAGAACCCCCTTCATGCGGGCGTATGGGGATAGAGAAGGTTGGGAGTCTTGGGTCACGCACCACCTCGAACGTTTTCACGAGATACGGACTAGGATGGAAGGTAGGGTGATAGAAGTTTGGACCCCTCCCATTATCGAAGGAGACCTACGGCAGCTTGAGTCTATGGCCGACTGGGCTGGATTGTCCTGGAGCGAGTCCGTGGTCAAGAGGTTCATCTCCCCGGAGTTGTGGCATGGCTGACGACTTCAATATCCGCTTCGCAAAACAGACCGCCACTGTTTGGGTTGATAATGGGACTGACTCTGCAGGTGATCCCACGTTCGCTACTCCGCGCCAAATCTCGGTCAGGTGGGAGGAGAAGCTCAGCGTTATCCTCAACTCCGATGGGGAACAAGAAACCTCTGTGGCCAGGGTATACGTTAGCGAGGACTTGAAGCTTGGTGACTACTTGTTCTTGGGCACGAGTGCTGCTTCCGATCCCATCCCGACTATTGGCGCGTACAAGATCAAAGCCTACGGTAAGGTCCCCAGTCTCACAGGAAAGAAATTCATACGGAGGGCCTTCTTGTGACCCACGATCCCATCGACGCGATGTTGACTCAAATAACCGGCGCTGGGCTCGGCTTCACCAGAGGCACGGACGCCTTCCGTGGACCTCCGCGCGGACCGAGTAGCAAGTTTCCTGTCCAGTCCCTATTCATCAACCTTGAACCTGGGGCTCCTCCTCAGAGGTTCATGGGACAGAGCGAAGAGATTAGGAACCCCATCGTCAGCGTCCGTATTAGGTGGACGAAGTTCGCTCCTGGCCACTCAAAGTCCAAAGACGTCCAAAATTCCTTGCAAGCAGATAGTATAAGTGGTTATCTGGACCTATCGGCATTGGGTTCCGCGCCGACTTACTTGGGCGAAGACAACGAAGGACACCATCATTGGTTGATACAATTCTCTCTCGTGTTTGAGGAAACCGCCTGATGGCAGACGAGATTGATAGGTTTTTCGAGAACTTTATAGGGCGCGTGGACAAGGCCGAACGCGACGTCCTCGTTAACGTGACAAGGGTAGCATACAAGGCCATTATGCGTGACTGGCCCGTGTGGAGCGGGTACTCGAAGGCGAACAACAGGATCAGCGTGACGGGCGAGACGATTGGAGTTGTCAGGCCTGCCAAGCGGGTCCTCAAGCCCGGCGCGCACGTGGGACAGGCTGCGGCAACCGAGGCATCCGAGTTGTCGAAGCTCGACGGGCTTGGGTTGAACAAGACTCAGCGTCCTCGCATTATTGTTCTAGGTAACGCTGTCTCCTACGCCGCGGATGTGGGGCAGGAGACTGGAAGGGGCCTTGCCATCTACCAAAACGCGGTGAACGAGGCCAAGCTTACCATCAAGGGAGTGTAGCCAATGGCTGCTCATATATTCAAGGACGCTCAAGTGGTCCACGGTTCGCGCGACATCACGAGCATCCTAAATCAACTAGCCTTTTCCTACGAGGCCGATCTCAAGGACGATACAATCCTCGGCGCCGACACGAGAAGTAGGAAGTCTGGGCTAATCACGTCCTCGATGGAGATGCAGGGCTTTTGGGACTCCAGTACGGACTCAGACTTTTTCGCTGACGTCGGGTCCACCGAGGAACCCTTAACCGTCGCCCCCAATGGGACCGCGGAGCTCGACCGCGTATTCTTCATGGAGCATGTGGCCGCCGAGTATCGGCAAGGAAATGACGTCGGAGAGTTGTTCGGTTTCACCTTCAATGCTCAAAGCAAGGGGCCTCTCGTCCGCGGCAATCTTCTCGTGGATGGTGCAAAGACTGCGACGGGCAATGGCTCGTCCATGTCCCTTGGCGCGGTTGCGGCAGGTGAGAAGGTCTACGGTGCGCTCCACGTATTGGCCGCGAGTGGTACCACGCCGACCCTCGATGTAATCGTCCAGAGCGACTCGGACGGCGCGTTCAGTTCTCCAACGACAAGGCTCACATTCACACAACTCACAACGACCGGCGCCGAAGCCTTGTCCCTCGCTGGCCCGGTCACTGACACCCACTGGAGGTTCCGGTGGACAATCGGGGGATCGAGTCCCTCTTTCACAATCTTCGCTTCAATCGGCATCTTGTAGGAGGTCACAGACATGGCCGCATTCGTTCTCACTGACGCTGAAGTTATCATCAACGCGGTGGACCTCAGCGACCACGTTCTCAGCGCAACGCTCAACTATACGGGCGATTTGCAAGAGGACACTGCGATGGGCGACGGGACGAGGTCTCGTTTGTCCGGTCTCAAGGACTGGTCCTTGGAAGTCACGTTCAAGCAGGACTACTCCTCCGGCTCCGTGGACGGTACGTTGTTCGCCTTAGTCGGCGGCGCGGCTGTCGCGGTCTCGTTCAAGCCCGTCAAGACCAATGCCACCAGCACGACCAATCCGAAATTCAACGGAAACGCTGTCCTCGAGTCGTACCCACCTGGTGGTGGAGGCGTGGGCGAGTTGGCTCAGACGGTCGTCACGTTCCAGGCCGCTGGTGATCTGACCCGATCCACTTCGTAGGCCAATGATGGCCAAGAAACCTGTACTGGTCGAACTCGACCTGAAGGCTTCGGGAAGTGGGGCTG